TAATGAAGGAACAGAAAATGAGCCAAAGAGAACTCTCAAGGAGAACCGGAATAACAATCAGTACAATTAGCGATTGGAATACCAAGAAGTCGAATCCGGCTTCTGATAAGTTATTGGTTATTAGTGAGGCTTTGGGGGTTTCTGTAGAAGAATTGCTTACAGGTTCAGAAACGTTTAAAGAAAATTTATCAGAGGATATTGATTGTAAAAATGTTGAGGATCATAAGATTTTGGAAGATTACCATAAGTTATCTAAAAGTCAGCAGATGCGTTTATTAAAATACATGAAAAGATTAGGGGAAATGAATGGAGAAAAATAAGAACATAAATGTAATTAAGGATTTAAATGGAAAAGATATTGTTTTGATTAATGATATTAAATTTAAAGGCAAACGTTCTATTAATTGGGATGATGTCAAGGAATACTTGAAAGAATCAGTGGGTGAATTTTATACAATACTTGAAACAGGAGATGTCATATACATTGGAGCTGATTTACCGGATGAATATACTGGTTCAAATGATACATATGGGTTAAAAGGAACAAATGCCAAGGCAAAGGCTAATGCTTCACAAGGTATTGGGGAAATGATAGAAATTGCTACAGACTCTAAATTTATAATTAATAAAAAGGATAAGCATAAAATTGATGCGGCTAATGGCTGGTATAGATTTGATTCACGTTTTGCTTTACCGGTATTTGATGAGAATGGAGAAATAGAAAGGTATAATGTTTTTCATGTCTTCCTGATAGTTAGACATGATGCCAACGGTAAGAAATATTTGTACGATGTTATAAAAACAAAAAAAGAAACGAGCAACCCGCTTAGCTACTGACAAGTCAGCACGTACGGTATAAAAACCCATTTCTTAATACAAAGGGTACTATTTATTAGTGAAAATGTCAAGGAGAAAAATTGTGAATAATAAAAAAACAAAGGTTTATATTTATACTCGTGTTTCTACAGTTATGCAGATAGATGGTTATTCATTGGAAGCTCAGAAAAATAAAATGAAAAATTATGCTGAATTTAATGATTTCAAGATTGCAGGAGAATATGAAGATGCAGGAAAGTCAGGGAAGTCCATTGAGGGAAGAATGGGATTCAATCAGATGATTGAGGACATAAAAAGTGGAAAAGATAATGTTGAATATGTTTTGGTATTTAAGTTGTCAAGATTTGGACGGAACGCAGCGGATGTTCTTTCAACATTGCAGATAATGCAGGACTATGGAGTGAATTTAATATGCGTTGAGGATGGCATAGATTCATCCAAGGATGCAGGTAAACTTATGATATCTGTATTATCGGCAGTTGCAGAGATTGAAAGAGAAAATATTCGTGTGCAGACTATGGAAGGTAGAAGCCAAAAAGCAAGAGAGGGAAAATGGAACGGAGGATTCGCACCTTATGGTTATGCCCTGGATAGCGGAAAGCTTGTAATAAATGAAGAGGAGGCAGAGGCTATAAGAATTATTTTTGACCAATATGTACACAGCAATCTTGGAGCTAATGGAATTGCCAAATATTTAGAAAATCATGGAATACATAAGATACCAAGACAGAATGGGAAAAATCCTTTATTTGATGCAGGGTATATTAGAAAAATAATTGAAAATCCAGTATATTGCGGTAAAATAGCTTATGGAAGAAGACGAACGGAAAAGGTACATGGTACAAGGAATGAATATCGTACTGTTAACAAGGAAGATTATATTTTAGCTGATGGGATTCACGAAGGAATTATTAGTGAAGAACTTTGGAAAGATGCGCAGATAAAAGCTTTGGTTCAATCAAAAAAATATGAGCATGTAAACAAGAGCAAAAATGTAAGGATACATTTGCTTTCGGGAATTGTAAAATGTCCTATATGTGGAACAGGGATGTATGGGAATAAAAGCATTAAGAAACGCAAAGATGGAACCAAGTATAAGGACTTCTATTATTATGGATGTAAACATAGAAATATGACCAGAGGACACAAATGTGATTACAAAAAACAGATAAATGAAGAAGTACTTGATGTTGCAGTGGCAGAAGTGATAGTAAAATTGGTTAGTAATCCTAAGTTTGCTAAAATGATGCAGAGTAAAATAAATACAAAGGTAGATGTTAAACCAATTAATCAGGAAATTGCTAATTATAAAAAGCAGCTAAAGCAGGCAAATATGGCAAAAGATAGAATAATTGGGGAAATAGATTCAATGGATGCAGAGGACAGGCATTTTGAAATTAGGAAAAAAGATTTAAATGACCGTTTAAATAAAATGTATGATAAAATAGAAGAAAGTTCAGATATGTTGGCTACAGCATTGAATAAGAAACGTTCAATAGAAGCCGATAAATTAACTGTGGACAATATCTATAAAGTTCTTATATGCTTTGAGAAGCTGTATGATAAAATGGATCAAACAGAAAAACGTCAGCTTGTTAGTGCATTAGTGGATAAAGTAGAAATTTACGAAGAAAAGCGGGAAAACGGGCAATGGCTGAAGTCTATTACTTTTAAATTACCTATTATTGAAGGTAGAGAACTGATTAGTTTGGACAATTCAGATAGAGTTGAGACGGTCTGTTTGCTGTCAAGAAAATAAAATCAAGTGCTGAAAAGTGGCGTATTGACTGGCTTTTTGTAAGGTTGGTATCATCGTAAGAAGCCTTGCGAAAAGCTCGGTTTTATTATATGGAAACATATCCACTTTTCGGTCTGGCTGGAGAAAAATGAGTAACCGGAGAATAGCGATAGGGTTCAGGCTGTGGATTAGATGTCAGAGGTTGTGGCACTAGGATTGTTGTCAGAGACGACCGCAGTTTAAGCCACTCGATACTAAGGGGCAGACTTGGCAGTGGAATAGATGACAGGAGGATTTGGTATATGGCTGATAAGTATACAGACGATAAACTTTATAAGGTGGTTCGCAAAGATGGCAGTCATTTAAATACAAAGGTGAATCCTGACGGAACGAAATCCGCATTACAATTCACTGATGATAATAATGATTTAAATGGTCCAGTTGATTTGATTGAAGTCGATGAAGAAGAGTTGATAAGGACTGAGTATATTCAAGTTCCACAGAATAAGCGTTCGCTAGGAGAGCTACTTGTTGATGAAGTTGTTGTCCCTGTAATTAGAGATGCAACTACTCAATTGCTTGAGTATGGAACTGCAAAAGCAGAGACATGGATAGAAGAAAAAGTCGTTCCGGTAGCAAAGACAAAAGTTAAGGCCGGTTGGGAGAACTTAAAGTTATTCATATCAACGATAAAGGATTCTGATAAACCCATAAAAGCTACTCAAATTATTGCTGAACAGAAAAGTGCTTCCAACTCAAGTGAGATTGAAGTTGTTAATAAGGTTGAGTGTGGGAATAAGGACGAGAAGAAATATGTACTTTCACCGGGAGAAGTTGAAATCTTATTAGATACAGCAAGGAGAAGTGCTTTGATGATAGCAGCTAGTTTAAGTATTCTCAATAATTCAGTTGTAATGGATGATGGAACAGATCCAGATAGGGTTGCAATGATTCAAAGAGGAATCGAGCAGTTATCTTCTAAAGATATCACAACACAGATTAATTTGCTGCTGGATGATAAAAATAGTGGACTTATAGATGAGTCTTCGATCAACATGCTAAGAGCTTTCAGAGAGGGAATGTTTATTGGAAATGGTACATCGATACCTGTCAGTCGTTACATTGATGCTAAATAAAGAAACAAAGAGGAGTGATACTTTTGAATTATGACTTAAGAACCTGTGACTCAGCATATTATTTTCTTTTGAATTTCATGGATATGACCCCAGATGAATATATAACAGAATTGGTAATTGAATGTGAAAATCGTTTTGAGCGATTCTGGGAAAGAAATATTGATAGAATTTCAGATGTAGATATCTCTGATTTGCGTATAATAGCTTTTCACGTGGTTGGAGCATTGGACGAATGTAAAGAAATTCGAGAGAATGGTTTGATGAATTTACAGGAGGTACTAAAACGTGATACGGTAATCTCTAGGACATTGGGCCATTACGGGATTTTCTTTGATATAGAAAATAGAATTTTGCATTGTAATGGTGAGAAGTACGATATTGATTATGAAAAATACCGTAGTCGTCATTTTCTATCTGGTCTTGATGAAAAATTGGATAGAATTGCACACAGAGTGTACTACGATTATTGCGTAAATGGATTTCTGCTTAACGATGATGTTTTAGATTATGGGACTAGTATTCATGAGAGACCTGAATTTTTCATGACACTTGTTGAGTTGTCACCCGAGGCAGAAAGATTAGATGAGTATTGGAGAAATCATTCTAAAAGCTTTGTCGTTAATTTTTATGCTACTGTTGAACAGATACATAGATTCAATTTTGAATTAGATGAATGGAGAGATCCTCCATATGAGGATTGGAATGAGCTGGATGATGAGATGAAATTGAAAAAATGGATGTTATCACATGCTATAGATAGGGCTAATAATGACCTCGGTATGCAATTCCTTTATATAAGAGATGATGTTATTATTCCACCTACCCAAATTGAAAGTATTGAGGAAATGTAAAAGAAGGCTCCCCATCACTGGAGATTATCCAGTGGTGAGGAGCCTTTGTACATCTATGAAGTTATGCATCCGCATCAATGCTGACGCCGGATTTCAATTCAACTGTGATGCGGTCATCCCAGATTGTGATCTGCTTGATCCAGCGCCGCACCAGTGCTTCCTCGAATTCTGTAAGATAGGTGGTTTGCTGCGAAATGTAATCCTGCAGCTCGTTGATTCGCTTTATCTGTTCATCTCTTGCGGCGGTATCGATAGTGGTTTTCTGGCGGAGTTCTCGGAGTCTGAAGATCTCATCCGCTATTTCGTCGTAGTCTTCTTTGCTGTTGGCTTTCTGGATTAACTCCTGTTGCAGGACCATCAGTTTTTCGTCAATGCTGTCAATGGCTGTTGCCTTTGAAGCTCGGATAACTGTGGCAATGTTAAGCTGGAGCTGCGCCTGATAGTTACTTTTGTCACCGAGCATTTGATTGATTGCTTTGACAACAACATCCTGAAGAACCAGCTCATTGATGGTTCGAACGTGGCATTCAAGTCCGGTGGATTCCAGCCTGCTGATGCAGCGCCAGACAATTGACTTGACGCCTCGGTTGTTCCAGTGGAGCCTTCGGAACATTTCACCGCATTCTCCGCAGATGACGATTTG